CGCCGATATTTTCAAAGTGGTTGATGTGTTCGTGATAGTCCGGTGCAATGTCGCTTTTCCAGTTGTTGGCTGAATTTACCACATTGTCCACGGACTGTTGTTCTGTTGTTGTTCCTGTTGTGTTGTTGGTAGGTTCCATGGGAATACTCCTTTTTGTAGTTGTTCATGTTTTCGTTGATATTCTTCGAGCGCTTGTTGACTGACACCTCGGGTAATGTTGGCAATATCGAGCATTAAAGATCGTCTGCCTTCCACCCAAGCACTCTGGTGAGGTGTCAGAAGAATGTTAGAGAGAAAAAGACAAGAAAAATCTGATATGGTATCAAAGACTTCTTTACCTTCTTCTGACCTAAAAACCTGTTTAAATAAGTGGTGATAGCGGTTATCTATCGGGTCTGAAACCGGTTCAATCTGTAATTTAATCATTGCATACCTCCTTGCATTCCCTGCATCATTTGCTGTTGTATCATTGCTTGTTTTTGTTGTTCAAAGGCGCCACGCTCTTGTTGAAATTCTGCTTGGGTAGATAAGATCACTGGTGGTACATTTTTTAGCTCAACAAAGAGTTTTAACACCCGATCAAAGTTAATGTTGTGATAGATTTCAGGTTTAATGTTGGCAATGCCTGAGCGCTGAATAAAGCCTAACATGTCCTCAACCGCACTGTACAAAGAGGCTTTTTGGGCTTTGGCTAGAGGTGAGCGATACTCTAAGGAGATATTAGCTTGGCTGCCGTCTTGGGTGATCGGTTGAATACGTCCATACTTGTTAAGGATATAATAGACATTGATGATCATTGGGTTGAGTAATTCGGTTTCAATCCGTCCAATAATGGCACCAAAGCGTCGCATCTGTTCTTCATTACGTATCATCGCTTCACTGGCGGTCATTTCCTTGTCTTCTTTGGGCATATGGAATAAATCAAGATGAAAGGCTTTTAAGATTGCTTCTTTGCACTGGTCAACTTGGCTATAAATCGGTAGATCATGCTCGGTGTTGAATAACAGTGGCTGAATTTTATCTTGGGTGCCATTGCGGTAAAAGTTGATACTCCCTGGCATATTGTGCACCGGTAAGTTATAACCGTCTTTGGGCATCAATAATGGAGGGTCTAAGTGACGGTGCATCGCGACAATCATGGCTTTACGGATGTTATTCAGTAGGTCAATCTCAGGCATTACTTGCATCGCTGGTGAAAATCCATAGGCAGAATCGGCTTGTTTTGTCCAACGCGTCACCATGAACGGGAAGTAGTCGAGGGTGTTTTCAGCAAGTAAGGTTCTTTTTTCCATTGATAGATAAACGGAATCATAGCGCTTATTTTTTTGGTTTTTTTGTTGCTTATCTACCGTGTTCTTATCGTGATTCGCAGGAAGGCAGACGTGCAGAATATCAGTTTTACCATTAGGGTCACGCTCGGCATTTTGGGTAAAAAACTGCTCTTTAGGGAAATGGAAAGCCGCTTGGGCATAGGTCATCTGAAAAAAGCGATAAATCTCATCCACCGTGCCAATATCGTTATCATTGAAGTAGCATTCTTTGACATCGATATTTTTAAAGTAACAGCCGTATTTGATGCTGGGGCTTTCTTGGATGTAAAAGATGGCGGTGCCATAGCTGACAAGGTTTAAAAAGAACTCATGAATTTGCCCGTAAAAGTTGGTGTGTGCTGAGCTAAAAAGGCTTCTAATATTGTTTTCGGTATCATAACACCACAGGCGTGTTTCATCGTTTTCAGGCTCAAAATTACTAAAGGGGCGCTCGATATTTTCCTTTTGGGTAGAGGGGTCATCCTCAAGCGCGATACTAAACCATAGCGTTTGCGGGTTAATCAGGAGTGATTGCAAGGCAGAAGCTAATTGGTGACGTGCCCAGCGTGCGGTTGAGTCAAAGACTTCAGTGTCATTTTTTTCAATCGTTTTGCCAATGCACACATATTTTTCAATGTTTTTCCATGTGTTATCAACCGACTCACGTTTGGTCTTGATGGTTTCAAACTTTTCAATGGTTTTGTTAATATCGATCAGTGCCATAATGAATTTCCTTATTTTGCTTTTTTCCTCAGTTTTCCTATGTTTTCCTATCTTTTTCTGTACGCCTTATTGACCACCTTTAACAGGTCAGGGTTTAAATACGCTAAATTACCAAACTTTTTCGCGAGCATTGAAGACACTTTAGGCACACCCAGATATTCAGGGGATTCCGCAACACGCCCTAAGGTACTGTTTAGATTCGGTAGATCATCTAATTTAGGTAACGTCGGTAAGCCAAAGTGTTGTAATGATTGACGCATATTGCCTAACTCAGGAATCGGCACCTTGGACTTATAGACATCTTCGAGCTTTTCAATGTGACGCAAGCCTTTAACGTAATCGATGTTTTTTAAGTCATTGATCTTGTAATTGGCTGAATCCATGACCGAAGGGTCTAGTCCGATGGCTTCAAATGCTGCTTGTTGCTGGTCACTTAACTTCTCGGTGACTTTGCCAATGTGTCCCATGTGGTTTTGAAACTGTGCCAAGCCGGTGATAATAGGCGCGTAAGTAATAGCAGATGAGCCTAATGATGAGAGCGCACTACCAAAGCCTGCCAGAGAAGAAGTAGAAGCAGTGGCAGCAGCCGAAGATGAACCCAAACTACTTAAAGCACCACCGCCAGATGCACCTGCTCCTGCTGCTGCGCCACCACCCAAAGCAGCCCCTGCACCCCACGTTGCCAAAGCGACAATTGCAGACCCTAACAAAGCACCCATCTGTGCGCGGTTTTTATGTTTACTGATGGCACCTTCTAAGCGTTGCTGGTTACTTTGGATGCTGCTGTGTAAGTCGGCACCTTGTTGCTGTAAGCTTTGCAAAAGGGCATTCTTCTCTTCCATCTGTGCTTTTTTGCCGGTGAGTGAGGTGCTTAACTGCTCGAGTGCTTCTTTGAGTTTGCCTTGTTTGGCTTGCGCATTTTGTTTGAGTAACGGCAATTCTTCATCTTTAAAACGACTGTGTTGTTGTTCAATGTCTTTGATGCGGGCTTGTAACTTAGAGGCTTCACGGATGTTAGTGTCTTCGGCTTTAAGGTTTTCGTACTCAGGCAACAAGTCATTCAGTGCTTTGGAGAGATTGGCGTGTTTGAGTTGAAGATCAGGATAGGCACTGTCATTTTCTGATTGAATCTTTTTAAGCTCACTGCTGGCTTGTCCTCTAAACTTTAATAAGTCTTGGAATTGAAGCGCGTGCTCACGAAAGGCTTTAGGGTCATCATCTTGAAATAGTCCTTCTAACTTGTCACGTGACGCCTTAACTTGGGCTTTTTGCGCATCATATTGTTTGCCTAACTCACCGGCGTATTGTCCTTTACCCTGAATGGCTTTAAAGGCTTCTTCAAACTGTTGAAACTCAGGGAGTATTTTTTGTCGTTTACTATCAAAGTTTTTAAGCTTTTCTTGATGCTGTGATAAATCCGCTAAATTAGGTTGTAAGTCTTTGAGTAGGTTTATTTGTTTCTCGCGCTCATTGGCAAAGTAGGTTTCTTTATTACCGATCAGTTTATTGGCGTTATTGGCTTCGCGCTGTAAGTCTTGAGATAGTCGATCAATGGTGTTTCTACCTAAGAATTCTTGCTGCTGCATCTGTTGCATTAAATTCTGTAAATCACCACTTAAGGTATGGCTTTGACTCCCAAGTGCGTTGAGTTTAGTAATGTCATTTCTTAATAAGTCGGCAATACCTTCAGCTTCGATACGTGCACGTCTTTCGCCAGTAATATCTTCGGTTAAATGCCGTGGTAAATCCTTTAATTTCTGCCAGTCTTCACTTAATACTTTCCGTGGGTTTTGAATCAAGCGAATAGGGTGCATGACCCCTCTCATTCCTTGATCTAACTTTTTACCAACCCAACCGCCTATGCCAAACATCAGTGATACCCCCGCATTTGATAGTTGAAGACTTTGTAATCGCTGATGGTTTTTTCAGGCTGATGAAGTCGCTGATAGTTTGAACGCTTATCCTCTAAATCTTGTAAAAGGCGTTGTTCTTCAACATCCATGACCATATACATAAACGCATCAACCAGATCATTTTCAGGATGCTTACGTTTTTCTTTGCCGGCACCTTCAGAGTACAATGCATCAATGCCATGAATACAGCGGGTTAAGTCGATATAACACTTACCAAAGAACTCACGGGTTTTGCCGACCATCTGTTCACGAAGGTATTTGCGCCCGAGTAAAAAAGGCGGCAGCTTGTGTTTCTCACATAAAAGATTCATTTCATATAAGCGGGTGTCCATGGTCAAGTGATTACGTCTGATCATATCGTGTGGCGCTATCATCCGTTCATAGACATACGGGCGTTGAATTAAGCGATCTAAATAATATTCAAAGTTTTTATTGCGGTTGTACACCAGATCAATGACGTAGACTTCACTACCAATGACTTGATAAAACCAAATCGCAGTATAGTCAGCAATGCCAATATCCCAAGCAGTGTGAACGGTGTAACTTGGATTATAATGCACATGGGTAAATCGTCCGGCACTTTCGGCTTTTTCCATCTCCTCGATAAACATCGCATCTTTGGAGCGGTGGAATCTCACGGCATTAAAATCACAAAAAAACTCACGTCGGATACGATCTTCGGTAAAGCCACGGCTTCTGAGATGAATCAAATCTTTTTCAGTTACCAGCGGATTGCCATAGTGGTCAGTGGTGTCATGAATGGTTTTAAGTTGAGCAAAAGCGTCTTTATCTTCAAGGGCGGTATGATATAAGGCTTCGCCGTGGGTGTCTTCTGGCTTGTCTGATGGCGTATATAAATACAATGCCCAGCCTTTAGAGCGCACCAGCATCGGTTGCACCACGGACTCAATGGCTTGTACCTTCATAAACGAGAATTCACTAAAAATACAGCCCTTAATACCGGCACCACGCAAGGCTTTTGGATTAGAGGCGCCATGAAACTGAATGACACTGCCATTGGTTAACTCAATCTTCATGGTACTAACGAGAATGCGCTTAATAACGGCTTTAGGGATAAAATCAAGATAAGTGCGACCGTCTAGGGTAATACTCTCAAACACAGAGGTTTTGGCTTGATCAGCCGTCGGGAAAAGATACCAATATACACCGACTTCCTGCAACGCACAGGCAGTAATCCAGTTGATCCCCATGATGTCTTTTCCCGCGCGACGATGCCACACGCATACAGCAGTGCGACCTCCCCCTTTTAGATATTTCCACAAGGGCACCTGAAAAGGATATGGCGACCAGTTTACGGGAAAAGCGAGCGCAGGAGAAGTCACATTCATCATAGCACCCGTGACATATTGTCAATATTTGATTGGTAACGGTTAAGAACTTGTGCTTGTTGTAA